CAAAAGTGGCGAGGCTTTTGCCCGGGCACACCGACTCTACGATTGGGAGTTGGGTGTGTCCGGTCTCTGCACTCTGGACTGCTCGCAAGTCTAAACTTAATTTTGGGTAGGATGGCGAAAGCGTGTAGCCTGAAATCCGAAACTACCCTCATATTACATCTGGATTACGCAATTGTGCACCTGAGAGACTATAACATGTACCCGAACGCGTAAGAATACTAAAAACCATGTGGGAGTGGCATGTCATGCGAAGCATCTATCGTTGGCCCTCTGGTTGGACGTGTTTGAAGCGGGGCGAGAGTGGGTTAGTCCGGTAGGGTTTAGATTTCATTTTTTGGACTGGAGAGTCAGTACTCACCCGAAACAAACATGGAAAACTTAACAATCAACACACAAAGTAGGGACGCACTAGTCAACGAAGTAAGTGTTGACTTAGAGGATGAGACATCAAGGTTAGTTATAGATACACTTGGTGTAAGTGTATTATACGATAAGGTTGACACCAATAGGAAAATACTTTATGGAATTGGGATGATTTTGGTGGCGTGCGGAGCAATTTTTGGGATTATGGCTGGGCTCCTATACGTTCAACACCAGGATCTGACCTCTTATGCCTCTCATATGGAAACAAAATGGATTGGATTGAATAACAGGATAAGGGAATCGGAGTCCTTATTAGCTACAGTATGCAAGTCTGAGTTCGGACAGTCATCTGTAGTATGTTCGCGGAATTCTTCTTCTTTTAATAATGTCTAACAATCAAAATCAAAAAGATAACGGCTCGGATTCTCTACAGATAAGCTCTGCACAGCAAGGCGGCAGATTTTCTAACCCCATTTTTAACGAACAAACATTTTTTGACTACACTTCAGTTATTAAGTCGGATACAGCTCAGGTTACTAAACAGTGGTACCTACACCCGTACACAGGAGTCGGCCCTCATTCCGCTTCTTTTTCACAATCATTGACCAACAGGGATATTATTAACATGTACACACAGGCAGGAAATTACTTTTATCATTCAAATTGTTACAGTGCATCGTACTGGACTGCTGCGTTGAGTTATTTCCAAATTACCGCGGATCAGGTTTCTGTAGACGATGAAAGCGACGAGGATATTGAAGAAGCCACACCCTCTAAGATCCAGGCTTCGAAGGTAAAGAAAACAGAAATAGATCTAGTATCGTCTCTCAGTCACGTAGATCCTCAAGTCCGTATATACTACAGTCAGATCAATCACATCCCCCTCCCGATATGGAATGGAACGCCTTCGTCTATCAGAGAAGTACTTTTGAACTCTCCAAAACATAGGATGACTATCGGCGGCAGACTCGTTTTGCCTAAGGAGTGGAAAACAATGACACCTTTTGATATAGCCCGATGGGGCAGAGGTAGCGCCGAGAAGGTAAACGCTGGAGGAGATGTAGACAGTGATGTTGACCTAAACACCGTTGACATATGGTCTATAGCTCCAGTAGATGGACAGAAGACAGATGGTATCGAGGCACCTGACTTCAATCAACAAGAGCAATTTGCCTACTATACCGAGAAGGACTTTCCATCAACCACATTCCCTGAGGCCTTAAATATTAAGGTTAAAGACGAAAAGACAGGCGGATTTTACACAGGGAACGTTGATCCATCTAACACTGTTCCCGTCCGATCAGTTATCAGGAGCTACTCTATGCTACCATGCGATATAGACGCTAATCGGGCCATTCCAACAACTAATGTATATTCACAGTTCATGACTAAAATCACCAAAGACCAGCCTGACGATGCATTTAGGTCAATGATAAGTAGGCCGGCTATTACAGACGCGGACGCAAGGATATGGTTGGCACACAATCTGAGCCAACTAAAGTTTGGATCATGTATGGATGTAGTGCCTCAGGTGTGTGCAATGCTCGTCTTACATTCTCTCACTAAAGATCGCCACTTTGTAGACCCAGTGGTGTTGAGGACAATTAGAAACAAAAGCATCAGTTCCTGGTGGCCAGGTCTTAATATATCTAAACGAAAGACAACCGATTATCCGACTTTAACTATGGCAACCTCTCATCTAACATATTTTATAAAATACATGGCACGTGTTGTCCCTGTGGACACCAATTTTGATCCAAATTTGATTGATGTGGACTGGGTTGCTGTTCCGGTTACGTCAGAGTTGTTGGCTGTCCCAACAAAGCTAGGTGCATATGTCATGTGTCATTTATCTTCGGAGTACTGGAATGGTACTATTACATGGCATCGTACCAGCGCATATCAGCAGACGGAGAAGCAAGTTCCATCTGGATCCAAGGACAAGAGCTTGTACAGGGTAGGGGTCGAGTATTTCATGCCTAGTTCCAACTCAGTATACATAGAGGGCGTGAAGAAGGTTTGGTTGGTAGTGGTCCCAAGTGTGTCGGACGCTAAGGCAACAATCAACCTGTTCGGCATAGGGATTCCCAATTCACCAGATCGGAATAGCAAACTGGTGACCAAAGACATGACACAAGCGTGGGCTGAGTATTGGCAAGGATCGGATTCTTCTACTGTTCCCAATATCATCACGGACTTTTTTTGGGCGCTCACTATAATGATGAAGACAACCACCACCCCGGATTCGACGAGGAGGGCTGTTGGATTAGCAACAGAGTTGTCGAATCTGGCCTATCCCGGCGTCAGAGTCGATCCATCAGATGAAGGGAAACCAAAGGTGAAAGGGGGTGCTTGGACGATGGGTGGTACCAGCGTTTTTAAGAACAAGTATGAATCAAAAGACTGGTGTGATGGTAATGATATGCCTAAAAACTCCGACGGCAACAGGAAGAATAGAATCGCCGGTTTCAGTTTCTCCTCTGTTTCTCCTAACATCCAACACGCGGCTAGTTACACGGAGCTGACACAGAACCTGTTTCTGCGTGTTCACACTAAACAGACCGGAGACGTGGTCCAGGAGGTATGGGTTGTGGATCGGATTAGTCAGAGGTGGACCAGCACTAAGCCCAAATTCAATGTTCCCCAATATGTTGCTAATCAAGCTACATCAATAAGCAGACTCTGTGCGGCCGTTGGTTTTCTGGAGACGGGTGGAGGCGCGGAATACAATTTTATGAATTCTTATGCAGTACAACAGTTTTTGACCCACAACGGTGCAGCTATGTTCGGTAACGTTTCGGCTATGTTGGTCCAAAATGACATACAGCCATGGATATGGTTAGGATACGGATACAACGACTACCCCCAGTTCTTTGACGCCTACTCAAATGCTTTCAAACAGATCTTCCAATCTACAGTGTACCCCGTTAACATCCACAATTTGCAAATTAGTCAACCTGGTTTTAACTGGAATAAAATCGTTGACTACTACTCAACTGACCCACATGATCAAGAAGCATGGATGCAGTTCGTTCCAGTTCCTGTATGTAATTACCTACAGTGGATTAATAAGTTGGAGATAACTCAGAGCCCCAACACGGGAATGGTTCAGCCCATAAGGGCTATGGGTGAGGAAGTATACGGACTGCGCATCACTCAGGAGACTAACGATCTTAAGGCAAAACTTTTTCTAATGGTTAACGACAGGAAGACAGCGTGGCCGCAAGTTAGGGTATTTGACTCCTTCGAAACAAGCCCGTACAACGATACGATGTGGATGGACGATTATTATTATCTGTCCACAGCCATGATTGACCCTGGCCAGAAAGTGGTATCTAAGTGGGATAAAAATGCCTATCTCTCTAGCAACACCTATGCCCGAGCACTTTCTCCCGGAGTCTTGGGATACGCGGCTGAAACGGTGATGGTCATCACTTCAGGACTTGGATTAAGTAGGAACGATCAACAGTCCATACCCCATACTACCCCGGTCTGCCTTCCCGACCCCCCTACTGCAAAATCTTTTTTAGCCCAGAAAATTATGGCGGATCCCGAACCGCCTCAGATGCCACAGGACCCCGTGCCTACGGAGGAAGAGGTCAAGGCGGTAACGGATTCCGTCACTCCCGTGACTTCTACCATAACCCAAGCTTAACCCATCGAATACAATACCTGGTCAATGGTGGTTTCCCTAGACATGCACCTGTCTACCGTGTCAACTTTGACGGCGTATTTCCCGAAGTAAAGGACTTACGACCTAACGTTGAAGTTGACGCGTTGCGCAGGACTGTCGAGGTTAAAGGCAAATACGATCTTGGTGCCTTTACAGGACCCATGACCCTATATTGTAAGACTTTGTTTGCTATGGGACAAATTAACGTAGCAAGGTGCTTGGACGGGATCTTGACAAAAATTCAAAAACAGATTGTAAAATATCGGATCGCCTATCAATATATGGATGACTACATTAGGAAACAGTTAAAGTACATCCATAATTATTTTTTTGTCAGAGTGTCAGAAAACATTGCCAATATGTTATTGTGTCATTTACACACGTTGGGTGGACCATCTCCATATACAGAAGAACAAATCAATGAAGATATAGACTCGTGGGTTAAGGGCGAAATCGATAATATGCCTCGGGAATGGATTGGGACGGAGTTAGATAGATTGTTTGCAGCAACCAAGAGGGTGCATCAGTCATTGTCACTCAGTTTTCGTGATTATTGTACCGATGTCATGCGGTGGGCCACCAGTGGCGGGGCCCCGCAAAGTGAGGTCTTGGGGAACAAGGTTAGATCTAAATGGGCATGGGGATTCTCTAGATTGTCGGATTGGAGTAGTGATTCACCCGGAGTAAACATCATCAAAGAGGCGTATTCCACTGGCGGTGTATACACGGTTGCCCTTAAACGAGAGCCGGCTAAAACACGGGAGATAATCAGTGGCCCAATGGGATCACATATCAGACAGTCATATCTATTATATCGGAATCAGGAATGGGATCTTCCTAGTCCTGCATTCAAACAAGATGCGTATCAATCGTTTATGGATAAACAGTATATGTCATATTGTTCAATTGACGGTGATAGGTTTGACCATAATGTCCCTAAATGGTTGGTGATGGATATAGTTGGGCGGATGGCATTCGACCGGGATACCACGGAGGTCGTTTCGATGGAGTTGCAACATCTGCAGAACGCGGAGCTAGTCTATCACAAGCGTAAGTGGAAATGGGAGCACGGATTGCTCAGCGGATGGAGGATGACATCGTTGTTGGGGACCATTGTGTCTCATCTTGCGGCCAGATGGATAAAGGAAAAAACAAGGTACGTCTTCTCCCATGTAGTGTTGGGGGATGATATTATTTTGTGCAGCGATATCGATCACTTGCAGGTTTCGAAGTGCGTTAGTGCGTACCAGGAATTTGGTATTCCGGCAAACCCCTCCAAAAGTATATCTGGGCGAGTTGGCGAGTTCTTAAGGAAGGTGTCTACTCCGAGAGGGATCTTGGGATATCCTGCGCTGGCCTTAAAGTCTATATTTTATGCCAGCCCGTGGTTAGACCAATTCCAGCGGTCCGTCCAGTCAGAGATCGCCCATGGATGGTGGACCTTCATATCTAGGGTCTTGCCTCACAGAAGGAATAATGCCGTCGTTCTATCGTTAATCGAAAGGATGAGGGGAGACATCTGGTTTAGTGATGATGAGTTCTACAAATGGGTTCAGACTCCGATGTGTATGGGGGGTGGTGGGACGCTGGAAACGAGCGAGCAGGCTTACTGGTTGGCATACTTGGTCAATACGGAACGCACTCTAGACCGAGAGGCATACTTTTACTCTATATTTGGTATAGGCGATTCGACATTACATAGAACACACAAATTCAAACGGATAAGGCCATCTTATTATAGTTTTCAGCATTTTGACCGGGATATTCCTACTGTACCGGTCATACCTGACAATATCAATAAAACATTGACGATCATGCGGTGGTACTTCCTCAACAAACCCAATTCATATTTAACGCGAGCGGGGATAAAATTTTCAAAATCGGTTCGCGGCCTCTCAAACACAAAATTATTGGAGCTGTTGCTTGGTCAATCTGATAGATTAACTGCTGTTATAAGTCTTCTTCATGTTGGAGAACAAATGTCCAACAAACTAAATTCCGTAGTAAAAATGATTTCTGTCCTCCGACCACGGGGACCTACGTCTAGTCTGATAGGGGACGCTTACTTGTACTTAGAACGATTTTTGGAAAACAAAGCGTACCCCCTCATTACGTGGTAAACCAAAGGGCTGAGACGATCCTTTTGGCAAAATTATGGCCTGTAAGATGTCTGCTTGGCAACGCCGCACGAGTGGGAATCAACCTTCCCCTGGGTCCACTCGGCAGGGGAACTATGGCCGTGGTGGTCAAAGCACCACCCATAGTTG